AGACGCAGAAAGATTGAGAGCAGCGGCAAAACTATTTGAACAACAATTAAAAGCTAACTAGGAGCTAAACAATGACTGCTACAACTATTAACATGGCGGCGATCCTTAAAACGATCTTCCCGTCTGGTCTACCAAAAGATGCAACTTATAAGGATAATCCTTTGCTTGCTCTTATGCCAAAAGCTACAGATTTCTACGGTGAAGATGCTAAAGCACCTTTGAAGTACGCACCAAACGCTGGTCGTTCATCAACTTTTGCTACGGCTCAATCTAACTCTACAAACGTTAAAAACGTTGCGTACAGATACCAGAGAACTAGCGATTACGCTGTTGCTCGTATCACAAATGAGTTAATCCTTGCTTCTAAGAATAACTCAGGTGCTTTCGTATCTGCTCTTAAACAAGAGATTGACTCTGCTCAACTTAACGTTTCTAACTCAGCCGCTCAAGCTGTTTACGGAAACGGATCAGGTTGTATCGGGCAGCTTGCTGCTTCTGTTACTCTTGCTTCAACACTTATCACTCTTAGAAACATTGAAGACATTGTTTTCTTTGAAGTAGATTACAAGCTCAAACTCTCTGCTACTAATGGTGGCGGTTCTGTTCGTTCAGGTGTCTTGACTGTTGTAGCTGTTGACCGTGAACTTGGGAAAATCACTGTAGATGCTAACATCTCGACTGCAATTCCTGCTGCTACTGTAAACGATTTCATTTCTATTGAAGGTGACTACGATAAGAAAATGAAAGGTATGGCTGCTTGGCTTCCAGCAGTAGCTCCATCTGCAGGGGATAACTTCTTCGGTGTTGACCGCTCTGTAGACGTTACACGTCTTGCTGGTTTCCGTGGTGACCTTTCTGCCCTTCCAATTGAAGAAGCCTTGATTCAAGGTGGTATGAAGATTGGGCGTGATGGTGGTAAAGTTGACCACGTATTCATGAGCTTCCAAAAATACGCTGACCTAACTAAGTCTTTAGGTGCTAAAGTTCAATACGTTGACGTTATCGCTAAAGATGCGAGCATCGGTTTCCAAGGTGTTAAAGTTAACCTTGGTAAATCAATCGCTACTGTTATCCCGGATCGTAACTGTCCTGATGACAAGATGTTTATGCTTCAGTTAGACTCTTGGAAAGTTCACTCTCTTGAGGGTATGCCAATGATTCTCGATATGGATGGTCTTAAGATGCTTCGTGTATCTAACGACGATGCTGCCGAAATTCGTGTGGGGTATTACGCACAGGTCGCTTGTAACTGGCCAGGCGCAAATGGACAATTCTCAATCTAATTCAACGGGGGAGCTTCGGCTCCCCTTTACTTCTGACTTGGCAGCTTAATCCAAGATAGGGGAACCACCCTACAACTAAGGAGTCAAAAATGGGAAATCGTTACTTAAACCAATTTCAATACACACTAGAAAAAGATTCGGTGACACTCTTCGGGTCATTCGTAGTTGGTGCTGCTGGTGCAGTAGGTACAGTCAAGGGTGGAGGCATTGAATCAGTGACAAAAACTGGTACAGGTCTTTATCAGATCGAGTTTGAAGACAAGTGGTCGCGTTACCTTGACGGTCATACTGGTTTTGTTGCAGCTTCGGCTCCTAACATTGCTTTAGTGTATGTTAAGAACAACCCTGCTACACTTCAATCTGATATTCAATCAACTAAGAAAGTCACGATTGAATGTTTAGACTTTGCTGGTGCTGCTGCAAACCCTAGCTCTGGAATTGTAATTACTTTCGTGTCTGTATTCAGAAAGAACTCTCAAGGTCCTTGGGATTAAGGAGCATTTATGATTATGCTAGGAACAGACAAAAAGAAAATCTCTGATGGTCTTATTGAGGGCATCGTTAAGGGTAAGAAAGCTTACTCTACTGGTCCATCAATGTATCCTGAGTCTGCCAAGCTATGCGCCATGGAACTAATTAAAGCACTAGAAAGCAAAGACCCTAACCAGGTTATAGCTGCATTTATTGCTCTTGATTATGAAGTTGATGGCATTTCAGGCGAGGAAGAAGAGGGCGAAGAAGGTCCTAAATTAGAGATTGAATTTTAATTAAAAGAGGAGTTAAGGGATGACAGCGGTAACACTATCAGAGTTTAGACTAAGATCACGCCAACGCGCAGACATGGTTAATTCTAAGTTTATTGCTGATTCGGAACTTAACTCTTTTATTAATGCTTCCTATGGTGAGCTTTACGATCTTCTAGTGAATACTAGAGGAGAAAACTACTACGTAAACGCTTACAACTTTACCACAAGCGTAAATAACGACACCTATGCCCTACCTGCCGACTTTTTTAAGTTGATGGGTGTCGATTACGTTACTTCAAGCACTCAAGCAATCACTCTAAAAGCTTTTAGATGGCAAGAGCGTAACAGGTTCAGAGAGCCATTCTATAACGTAAGAAATTACAATTTAATGTATCAAATTAGAGGGAATAACCTAGTTTTTATTCCTACGCCAAACGGAAACCAACAGATACGTCTTTGGTACATTCCAAGACACGCAGAACTAGTTTTAGATACTGATGCTTTTGACGGAATTAACGGCTGGGAAGAATATATTATCATTGACGCAGCTGTTAAGATGCGCGTTAAAGAAGAATCACCTGTTGAAGAGTTAATGATAGCCAAGCAACAAATGAGAGAACGGATTCTTTCAGCTTGCGCTGGTCGAGACTCATCAGAGCCGCCTAGAGTGGTTGACACTGATAGCAACTACGCAGGGTTTAGAAATTTATGGAACTAAAGCCATATAAAAAGCTTACAGGCTTGGAATATGAGCTATCTAAAACGGTTCAGTATACTGAGGAGTATCTTTCTCAATTAACTCCGTTAATATTTTTAAGCGGAAACCTTTTAACAATAACAGTGACAACTTCAGCTACCGCTTTTAATCATGGTTTACAACAGGTGCCTCAAGGGTGGATAATTTTCGATAAAGATTCTAATGCAAACGTTTGGAAGGTTGGGGCTACTGATAAAACAATAACCTTCAATGCTTCGGCTGCATCTAACATAAAAGTATGGGTGTTCTAAATGGCATTACAAAGACAAACTCTTTCCATTCCTATTTCAGAAGGTATTGATACCAAAACAGACGAAAAGCAAGTCCCAGCCGGTAAGGCATTAGCCCTTGAAAATGTTAGGTTCCAAAAGACTGGGAAGCTTTCTAAGCGTTTTGGTTTAGTTTCGTTGCCAACAGTTTCCTATGATGGAAATTTTCTAGCATCAAACAAAATTGGAATAGTATCAGATTCAGACGCTATTAATGCAATCACAGATAATGGTATTTATAACCTTCCTAGCGTTTTAGGCAAGTGGGCTAACATTTCAAGCTTTGAAGACTTTAGTAAAATTTCTTCTGATTTTATTTATAAATCCTCCCTCAATCACTTTAGCCCTGACGTAGACTTTAGTTCCGATTTTAACTTAACAGCCTATGCTTTTAGAGAATTTCAAGAAGGTTATAGCCCTACTTATAGACTAGAGTTCCTCACTGTTATTCTTGAGGACTCTCTTACTGGCTTAAAGAAAATTAAGAAATACAAAATAGATCCTGCTACAGATTACACAACTTTACGTTATGCAAAGTCTCAACAAAAAATTCAAATTGTTAACGATGGTGGCGTAGCTAAGATCTTTGTATTTTATGAAATAAATAACTTTAACGGTGCTACTGGTGTTTCGATAGTCTATTTGGACGTTTTAGATGAAAACCTAGCTGTCTTATCCTCTACTGCTGTTCCCTATACATTTACATCTGGGACGCTTCAAGCAGCTAAAATGGACGTATGCAAAGACTCCTTAAATGTTTTCTTTTGCGTTATGACTGGCGCAAACTTAAAATTAGTTAAATACTCTCTATCCGGTGCGGTGGTAGCACAAAACACATACGTAACAACATTCTTACTTGGTTTAAGCTCAGCCTCAATGCCTAAAGGTTTTTCTATTTGCTTAAGCCCTAGCAATCTTCATGTGGCTTGGATTGGTAGAGAAACAGCTACATTTAGTGATTTTGTTAGGTGCGTAGGGTTTGATAAGTCTTTAACTAATACTATCCCGGAGTCTAATATTTCCTCAAGTGTTAGCTCTATTTGGTCTGAACTTTCAATAACCTTCAACACTAGAATAATTTTTGCAATTTCTACAACAAATACAGTAGCAACTAAAAACACGTCGTTTTTTAAACAAGAAAATACATTTTCTGGTGCTGGCTACTCTACATTCTCAATAAGCCCAACTATTAATAGAGTTTTTCACATAAGTAGACCGTTTCAAATTAATGGCAATAACTACGTGTTAGCAAAATCAATTGAAACAGATCAAAGAACGGGTTTAGTTATAAATACGGACCAGGCAAAGCATATAGCTTGCTTTTCACCTTTTGACCTATCTGTTGATAGAGAGGTTTCTACAAACCCCGTTGGGTTTACTTGTAATGCAGTAGCTAGTAATGGAATTGTCTATAGCGCCATAGAGAAGATTTACGGTCCCTACACGTCTAGCATTTCAAGCTCTGACTTTATTGCTAACGTAGGAATTTCAAAAATAAACCTAAATTTCATAAATGATTACTCATCAGGAACAAAGGCAAAAGTAGGAAAGACAAACTACTATACTAACGGAACAACTATTTCGCTAGATTCTAGATCGGCAAGTGAAAGTGGTTTCTCATTAAGTCCATTAATACAAAGTGCTACTCAAGTTGTTTCGGGTGCAGCCAATGCAAACGTAGCTTCAAAGACTTTTAACTATATAGCTGTTTACAATTTTTACAACGGAAAAGCTGAGCTGGAAAGGTCTGTCCCGTCTCCTTCTGTTGCAATAACTACAACGGCAACAGCTACTTACATAAGTGTTTTAGTTAAAACGCTTCAAGGGTCTTACAAAGATCAATATGACGCAAGTTTGAATGAAAGATTTGTTACTGAAATAATACTTTATAGAGCGTCATCTGTTACTGGTGGAGTTTATTACCGTTGTGGCAACATTCCAAACACGTACACCGGGGACGTTATTGCAATCAATGACCAATCGGCTGACTCAGATTTATTAAATAATGAAAGGCTATACACTACAGGCGGTGTTTTAGAATCAGACGTTACGCCTAACGCAAGATTTTCAACCGCTGGTGGTAATAGACTTTTCTTGGGTGGACTAGAGGAGCAAGATGAGGTTGCTTATAGCAATAAGCAACTATTTGGCGAAGCGGTTTCATTCAATGGATTTAATAGGGTAAGGGTTTCTTCGGGTGCTAGTGCAGATAAGACCCCTATTTCCGCCCTTGGTTATATGGATGCAAAGCTAATAATCTTTAGAAAACAATCAATCTATTTTATTCAAGGCGATGGTCCTAATGACTTAGGAATAGGTAGTTTTAGCGAACCTGAAATCATCTCTTCTGATGTTGGTTGTATTGAGCCAAGGTCAGTAATTAATACTCCCATGGGTTTAATGTTTAAGTCTAGAAAAGGTATCTACTTACTTTCCAGGTCTTTATCTGTTGAGTACATCGGTGCAGCTGTTGAGGACTTTAACTCTTTCAACGTTGTATCTTCTGTTTTATCAGATAAGTATAATGAAGCTAGATTTTATCTTTCTAGCGGTGATTGCATAGTCTACAACTTCTTATTTCAATCATGGTCAATTTTTAAAGGTCAAACCATTGTAGACGCAGACGTTTGGCAAAATGCCCCTGTTTCTATTGTTTCTGGAAAGATTTTTAAGGAAACAGAAAACACCTACCTAGATAATGGTGCTTCGGGTTTTTATTCTATGAAATATGTTAGCCCATGGCTAAAGCTTGATCTTATCCAGGGTTATGTAAGGTGCTATCAGCTTTGGATTATTGGAAGCTATAAATCACCCCACACCCTTAAGTGTCGCGTGTATGTTGATTACGATTCATCAACTTATGATGATTACTCCTTAGTTTATAACAACACTGATTCGCCACAGTACCAATTTCAGATCTCTTTACCTAAGCAGAAAGTAGAATCAATTAAGTTTGAGATATATGATACGGCACACGAGGCGGCTTCAAGCGGTGAAGCTTTTGATCTTTCAAATATCCAAGTTGAAGTAGGAATGAAAGCCGGAGGGTACAAGCTTGCAAACACAAAAACTTACTAAATATGCTAAGTACATCAAAGAAAAAGCAGGTCATGAACTTATTGAAAACGATTTCGGCTTCATTACTTATGAGCTTAACAGCAGTTTTGTTCATATCCATGATCTTTGGGTTGATCCTGATTATCGTACTAAGGGGCATGGTGCTGACCTTGTGGGAATGGTTATTGAGCAAGGTAAAATGAATGGGTGCAAATACTTGACGGCTTGCCTTCAATTAAACTCAAACAATATAACCGAAACTTTAAAAGCACAGTTGCATTATGGTTTTTTGGTTGTCGGTGGGAATGAAAACGAAATAAAATTAGCTAAGGAGATATAACATGGGAAGTGTAGCAAAAGCGGTTGGGCTTGGTGGAGCAAATGAGGTTGGTTCAGGCGGTGCATATAAAATGACCAGCCAAGCAAAACAAGCTGAACAAGAAATGATAGCAAGGCTTAGAGGTCAAGCTGCTGGCACTTCTCCTTCAATCACTGGTATGCAATACCAGCAGGCGATGGGTGACATAGCTAAGCAACAGCAGTCTGCTGCCGCCTCTGCTAGAGGGGTTTCAAATACTGGTCTACTTGCTAGGCAGGCTCTTATGGGCGGTCAACAGGCAGGGTTAGACTTAGCAAACCAAGCGGCAATAGCTAAACTTCAAGAGCAAAGGTCTGCCGATGAGCAACTTCAAAAAATAGCGGCTGGACAAAGAGGTGTAGCACTACAGTCTGGTGTGGCTAACCAACAGGCTCAAGAAGCAGCACAACAAAGAACAGCTAACTTTTTAGGTGGTGCAGGGGCTTCGGCTGCACTTGCATTTTCTGATGAAAACATGAAAGAAGAAATAAAACCTTCCAGTAATAACGCTAATAAAATGGTTGAGTCATTTATGGATGCTCTTAAGTCATATACTTATGAATATAAAAATAAGAAAAATGGCGGCAAAGAAAACCCTGATGGAAAGGTAACTTCAGTTATGGCCCAAGATTTAGAAAAATCTGAGCTTGGTAAACAAATGGTTAAAGAAAGCCCTGAGGGTAAAATGGTTGACTATGCTCAAGGCATGGCTCCTTTATTTGCTGCGATTGCTGAACTAAATAGCAGAACTAAAAAGCTGGAAGGAAAATAAAATGCAACCAGGATTTGAAAAAACGTTGCCACCAAAAAAACTAGCAGATGACGGAAATAGGTATATTTTCCCAACCGGCACACCTGCCCCTGGGTCTGAGTTTGCCCCTGCTGCACCAACAGCACCAAACCCACAAGGTTTTGTAGCTAACCCTGAAATTTCTCAAGCGCTAGAAGGCGCAGCTATGGAGTCAGCGGCTCCGACAGGTCAGCCTGACGTTGTTACTAGGCAACCAGTAGAAAGAGCGATAGCAGGTGCCCCACAAGCTCAAGGCTATGGCTCTGCCCCTGAGTCTTTAATCATGTCAGGACTAAAGCAAGGTCAAGATGCTGCATCTCAAAGCATATCTGCCACAGATGCACTAATGAGCACATTTGAACAAAATGAAGCTGCAAGAAAACAAAGAGAAGAGCAGGCACTTGGAGAGGTTAGAAAAAAAATTGAAGACACCGACAAAGAAGTAGCTAACTTTAAATGGGACAATAAATCAGTATGGGAAAAGTCTAGCACAGGGCAAAAGGTTGCCTTAGCCATTGGCGGCTTTCTTTCTTCACTAAGCCCAAAATCTGCCGAAGCTTTCCAAAGCTCAATTCAAACAACACTACAAAATGACCTAGACCAACAGAAGGCTAACTACCTTTCTTTAAAAGAGAAAGGCAAAGAGCTTCAATCTTATTACGGTCAATTAGTGCAAAAGTTTGGCTCTGAACAGGCTGCCGACATGGCAATGATGAGCGCTAAAATGCAAATGATTCAGAATAAACTAAAAGTGACTGCCGATACAGCACAATCTAAATTAGTAGCAGCTAACGCTCTTAAGGGTTTTGAGTTAACAGACGCTCAGATGGGTAAGTATAAAGCCGAAGCCGCAAAATTAGCTACTGAGCAACAATCTAATCTTATCCCTGGCTATGCCAATACCATTACAGATAAGACAAAAAGGGCTAAGTTTGAAGAGACGTTAGCGCAAAAGAAAACCCTAGACATGACCTTAACGGATTTAGATAAGCTTGTGAGCGGTTCAGGTGAAGCTATTCCTTTCACAGAGAAAAGTGATAGAGCTAAACAATTAGTTCAAGACGCACAGCTTCAAATGAAAGAAATTAAAAAGCTTGGTGTTTTATCTGGTGACGATGCTAAGCGCTTAGATGATTACATCAGCAACCCATCTATATTCAAGTCAGACGCAAGAATGAAGGCTCAAATTGCAGGAATGAAAGATCTAGCAAACAAAGCTTTAAAAGCTCAGGAATTTAGCCTAGGATTAAAACCAATTGGTGCAAACATTGGAAAATTAAAATGATTAAAGTCCTCAATAATGACTCGGGCAAAGTTGAAGAAATTGAAGATGGTGGATTGTCGGACTTAATTGATAGCGGCAAAGTTTCAATTTTAAAAGGGCAAGAGTTAGAATTTGAGGATACAGACGGTCAAAGAAGAATTGTACCTTCTGAGCAGATTTTTGATGCACTAGACGCAGGCTTTAAGCATATCCCACAAAAACAAGTACAACACGAAGAGCTTGTTAAAGAATCGGCGGAGCAACCACTACTAGCTGCCGGTGTATCAGGTTTAAGCGGTTTAACACTTGGCTTATCTAATCAGATTCTTGCCAAGTCTGGAATTGTTTCACCAGAAAAATTAAAAGCATTAGAAGAAGGAAACCCGATCATTTCCACAGCTTCGGAAATTGTCGGAGGTGTTGCCCCTATATTCTTAACAGGTGGAACGGGCTTAGCGGCAAAGCTAGCAGCGGCTACCCCTGTAGCATTAGCAGAAAGAGCAGGGATGGCAGCAGCTTTAAAGGCGGCTCCACTTACTGGTAAAATACTTTCTAAAACAGCCTCAAGAGTTACAAAAGAAGTAGTTGAAAACGCTGTTAAGTATGGCGCAGGCTCAGCCGTTGAAGGTTCCCTTTATGGTTTAGGAAACTTAATCAACGAAGACGCTTTAGGCGATGCCGAGTTTAATGCTGAAAACGCGCTAGCTGCTATGGGTTCAAATGCTTTACTAGGTGGGGCTTTTGGTGCCGGTGCTGGTGCTGGTGTTGCTATGGTTGGCGCAGGTGCTAGGGGCATTAAGCAGCAGTATAATAATATTAGAAAGAAAATGGTTGAATCCATTGAAGATGCAGACGTTAGAAAAGAAGTGCTTTCAAAGTTAAGCAATGAAGAAAGTGCTGATGAAATAATGAAGAAGCTAGGAGCTTCGCCTGATGATTTAGCCGATAAAATAGAGCTAGAAAAGTCTGCACAAAGGCTAGGAGTTCCACTCACGCCTGGAATGAAAGAGGGTGGAATTTATGCAGGGCTAGAAGGTTCATTAGCTAAGGAGCCATCAATTGGTGGAATATTAACAAGAAAAGAAATTGATAAGACCCATAAAGCCTTAGATGATATAACAAACCTAATTAATAAAGACGCTGCCGACGTTGATGCTTTGACTATCGGAACAACCGCTAAGAATGGAATTAAAGCCAAAATAAGCGAAGAGCTAGAGCCTGCTATTTTATTATTTGAAGAAGTTAAAGATAAGACAATTGACTTACCAATAACCGAATCACTTAAAAAACGTTTTAAAACAATGAGAGAAAAAGACCCTTATTCTAGAATCTATGAGCAAGGTGCTAAGTTTATTGATAACGTTGACAATCTTCAAACATATCAAGATGTTTCAAATTACAGATCATTTGTCGGAAAGGAATTATCAAAAGCCCAAAGGGCTGGAGATGGTAACGCAGTAGAGTTTTTTGGCAACCTATACGATAATTTAGGAACCTTAAGAACTAACGCTATTGAGTACAATCTTAAAGCAAGACCATTTGTTTCTAAGTCTACTCAAATTACTGACTTGTTAGATGCGCAAAAACTTGCTGATAAAATGTACCGAGAAACTCACGTAAAATATGAGTACCTAGGTGACCTTCTTGGAATTAAATCAAAAAACATGAATAACCTCATGGATAGGCTTGATGATATTGATGACAGGGTTTTGTCTGAAAAGATTTTCAACCTTAAAAAGTTAGATGACGTAAAAAAGTTTCAAACTCATTTTCCTGAAATTGCCGACATGTCCAGAGCTAAAATGCTTAATGATATGAAAAATAAGGCAATGACTAACGGAGTTTTTAGTCACAAGACGTTTAAAAATATTCTTAATAAAATGGATGACGTTGACCTTCAAATCCTTGCTCCTCACATAAAAGACATAAAACAAATTAAAGCGGATTACACTAGAATTGTTAATAACCTTCCCAAGGATATTGGTCCATCAGGCACACCGCAAGGTTTAAGTTTTCAAGACATGTTTCAACTCCCTTATCAAGCTAGGGAAGCTTTCAGATATGCAGTTTACCGCTCTGGTCCTAATAGTATGCTAGGACAAATGGCTAGTGGTATTCCTTTGACTGGTGCTATTGAAAAAGCAGCTAACAAAGGAAAGAAAAACATTTCCGACGCGGTTGATGCTTTCTATAAGAAGTCAGCCGATCTAGGAATTAAGTCAATTAACAGAATCATAACAGGGCAAGACCACTTTGCGACCTATTTGATTGACCAATATTTTTAGCTCCACCCAAAGAAACCTTAGACTGTTTTGGTTGAGTATTTGCCATGTCTTTTTGTACACCCTGGGAAGATATTCCCTGCAATGTTTGAAAGCCCATAGGCGAGTAAGCTTTTCTAGCGTCAACGCCAAGAATCTTGGATAATTCTGCTTTTTGCTTTTCTGTTAGTTTTTTAAACTCGGGCAATCTAGCAGTAAATTCTTCTTTAACAGCTTCAGCCATCTTAGGGTAAACAGCATTAAAAGCTTCCATATATTCAGGCGCGACATAGCCAGTCTTCATTGTTTCTAAAACTTTGTAAGGATCT